AGTTGAAGAGGAAGTGGCTGAAGAGGAATACAGAGCTGGCGTGGCGGACAGTGTTGTTGACGCATTGTAATAAAGTTATGCTTTAAAATCAAGCACTTACAAAACGATTACTGTAAGTGCTTGATTCCTCACAAAAAATAAATTCAAATAGTTCTTGACTTTTTGAATTGGTTCTGTTACCATATACGTCTAAAATCAGTAAATTGCTGATAAAATATAAGTCATTGATTTCATTAGAAAAAGAAATTTCAAATAACGCTTGACTTTTCATAAAAACTTCTGTATAATACTTGTATAAACTGAAAAAAAGGTTGTGAGGACCTGTGTATGAAAATCGAATCAAAATCAATGTTAGCAAAGTTACTTGCAACTGAAAATATATCAGTTGAAGTAAATCCTAAATTATCTACAGCAGCATTTGATCCCATCACCCGTACCATGTTTCTTCCTAAGTGGAAAGAAATGGCTACTGCTACCCAAGACTTGCTTATCGGTCATGAAGTTGGTCACGCATTTGAGACTCCAGCAGAAGGATGGCATGACGCGGTTTGTTCAGATCGCACACTTAAAGGTTTTCTGAATGTAATTGAAGATGCCCGTATTGAGCGCAAAATCAAGGCTCGTTATCCCGGTTTGGTTCGTAGCTTCTATGCAGGCTATCGTGATCTTTGGGATCGTAACTTTTTTGGCGTTAAAGATATTGACGTAAATACTCTGCCTCTTATTGACCGTATCAATCTACACTTTAAAGTGGGTGCTTATGTAAATGCCCGTTTTTCGAATGCAGAACAAATATTTGTAGACCGTTGTGCGAATACTGATACTTGGGAAGAAGTTGAAGCCCTTGCCCGTGAAATACACGGCAAGGCACAGGAAGAATCAGAACAGACTATTGAAGATTTGATGGAGCAATTTGAATCTACTGATTCAGATGACGATTCTAGTATGGACATGGAAGGCGACCTGTCTGATTGGGAGAAAGAAGAATCAGAGACAGACTCTGAAGAAGACGAATCTTCTGGTAATAACGGTGAAGAGACGGATGAGGATTTTGATTCTGACAATTCAGATTCAGATACCGAATCTGAAGACGATAGTGACAATTCAGATTCAGATACCGAATCTGAAGACGATAGTGAAGTTCCTGAAGCAGTTCAAGACTTTGTGGAAGACGGCGGTGTCGGTTCTATTACTGATACAGCATTCCGCGACAATGAGGATAAACTGATAGACACTGCTACTACTAAAACGCATGTTTATGTCACAATTCCTAAAGCAAATCTTAGTGACTTTATTGTTTCACCGAAAGATATTTACAATTGGGATCTCATAGAAGTAGCCGGCGCAATAGATCCTAAAGTTTACGGTCAACAATTGTATTCTGAATTTATCAGCAAGAACAATAAGACTATCAACCAGATGGTTTCAACCTTTGAAATGAAGCGTAAAGCGTCAATGTTTGTTAAAGCCCGTACTGCTAAAACTGGCGATTTGAATGAAAATCGCTTGTGGGCATACAAGACTTCGGATGATCTGTTTAAGCAAGTGACCAGTATTCCAGAAGGTAAGAATCACGGTTTTATTATGTATCTAGATATGTCCGGTTCAATGAACCGTAACATGGCTGGCACTATTGACCAGTTAATCAACCTTACTATGTTCGCCCGTAAAATTGGTGTTCCTTTTGAAGTATATGGCTTTACTAGCGACTCTTCGGGTTATGCCAGTTCAAGCACTGTATCTAAATTCACTCCAATTCAGAATGAATATTGCATGAATGATTTAAAGATGCCTCATTTACTATCTTCAACCTTTACTAAATCACAGATTGAGGTTGCATACAAGTATTTGTTGCTGTGGAAACAGTCTTTTGTATATCGTTATTCATCTGACTTAAATCGTAAAGGTGCAGCAGGTCGCTGGGTATCTGTTTACAATAATCAGGCATTGCGTATGAATAATACACCACTTAATGAAACTTTGATTGCAGCTATTGAGATTGCTAAAAACTTTCTCAAAGCCTCAAAAGTTGAGATACTGAATACAATTATTCTTACCGACGGTGAGGCTACTGATGGTGTATCATACTGGAACAATTCTGCAACTGAAGAGAATACTTATCACCCAAAGCAAATGCGATATCTAGAAACAGCTACTTTTAAATATGGTTCAGCGGTTTATCCACTAATTGAATCCGGTAATGCTAGCCACAATGTTAAGTTGACCGCCACTTTGATTGAGTTGTATAAAGAGCTTACTGGTTCCAAAGTAATCAATTACCACTTGGTTGAACGATTGAATAGGAAGTCTCTAGAATATTGTAAGGAATATTCTAAAGTAGGTAATTTTGAATTTATCGATTGGGATAATATATACAATACTCAGGGTGCCGCAGGTATCATTGAGGTCAAAGATAAGTTTGGTTTTGATGTTCGATATATTCTTGATGGTAGCAAGTTGAATATTCAGAATGAAGAGCTTGTGGTTAAATCGGACTCTAAAAGTGATTTGCTCAAAGGGTTCCGTAAGTTTGCAAGTTCTAAGTCTCAGCAACGGGTGTTTGTTCAGAAGTTTATACCCGAAATAGCGTAGCGTGAAATGTAGCGAATGAGTATACTACTCTGCTACAGATTTTAAGGTGACGCTGTAAGTGCTTGATTCTTCGTTAAAAAACTGTATATGAATCAAGCACTTATTTCACTCGTAACTCATTGATTTCATTAGCAAAAGAAATTTGAAATAATGCTTGACTTTCTTGAAAAACATGTGTATAATACTTATATAAACTGATAAATTAATCATTGTCTTGTGAGGAGACTATATTATGAACAATTCAACCTTTGTAAAAAACCTTCGTCAATTAGTTGATGGAAATAATCATATTCGTCGTAAGGATATTGTTGATGAAGCAACTGCTGCTGGACTAGTTATCCAACAGTGGAAACTGGACATATATAAAGTTGATAGGGGACTTTATGATTTGACCGAAATGTTTGCGGGTACCGCCAACAGTTTTACTCGCCCGGTGCGAGGAACTTCTCCTTCAGTTCGCTCCACTAAACTTGAAGTTGTTAAGCCTGTACAAACTCCAGTTTCAGTTACATCTCCTAAAGTTGTAACAATGGCTAAACTGATTATGGATATTCAGAATTTGGTTCCTGCAAAAGATGATACTTATGTGGCTTTCGGGTTTCATAAGGATCTAAAAACTATTTTTAGTGCAGGTATTTTTTATCCTGTGTTTATCTCAGGACTTTCTGGTAACGGTAAGACCACAATGATTGAGCAAGTATGTGCCCAACTCAAGCGTGAGTCTATCCGTGTTAATATTAGTATTGAAACCGATGAGGATGATTTAATCGGTGGCAATACGCTAGTTGATGGTAACGTAGTCTATCGTGAAGGACCGGTCCTCACCGCCATGAAACGTGGCGCGGTCCTCATCCTTGATGAAGTAGATCGTGGCTCTAACAAGTTGATGTGCCTCCAGGCCATACTTGAGGGCAAATCCTACTTCAATAAGAAGACTGGCGAAACCACTACTCCTGCCCACGGGTTTACTATTGTAGCAACGGCCAATACAAAAGGTCGTGGTTCAGACGATGGTAAATTCATCAGCGCACAGTTGTTGGACGAGGCGTTCCTGGAACGTTTTGCAATTACCGTGGAGCAGGAGTATCCTACAATGGCAGTTGAGAAGCGTATAGTTCTTAACAAGATGGAACGCGCCGGGTGCGTTGATGATGACTTTGCCAGTCATCTTGTTACTTGGTCAGATGTCATCCGTAAAACCTATTTTGAAGGTGGTATAGATGAACTGGTCAGCACCCGGCGCTTGGAGCATATTGTAAATGCGTTTGCAGTCTTCAAGGATAAGACTAAAGCAATTACACTGTGTACCAATCGTTTTGATGCTGATACTAAACAAGCGTTTATTGATTTGTATAGCAAGGTTGATCCTTCTAATCCGCAGGAGCCTGAAGTTCAAGTACCTGATGATGATATAGCGTTTTAAGGATAACTATGAATTATAAATTTAATGAGGATCTTTTGGTAGAAGAATTTATGGATTACATAGATTCTACCTATGCAGGACACTACGGCCAAGGCGGACTACAATCCGCTGAGGTCATTGTTGACAGAGGACATGGACTCGGATTCTTTCTGGGTAATGTTGATAAGTACAATGCTCGGTATGGTAAGAAAGGTGGACCTGAAGACTATCGCAAAGACTTGTTGAAAGTAATTCATTATGCTTTTTTAGCATTAAATGAGCATGATAGAATTTATAATACACATAAATAAGAGTAGATACTCTACTTTTATTAGGAGATAGAAATGGGATTTAAAGTAAGATTCACAATGACAAAACCTTCTGAAAATACTGATGTGTCTTCTATGAAGGTGATAGAAGACCCTTTAGCAGTTACAAATCTTATATCTAAATATAACGGCACTCAAGAATCCTTTAAAGAAGGAGCAGTAAAGAGTATAGTCTACGGGTTTCCAACCCGAGAACTTTGGCAATCTTTTTACAACGAAGCTGTTCCAATCTGGAATAAAGCTGGGCTGACAAGTAAAGCGGCTGATTTAGGTATTACATACGACATTGAGATTATAGAAAACAATTGACAATTGAGTTTGTATATAGTATAGTATACAAACATTATTTATTTATGGAGATACAATATGAAGTTGAGTACAAACACTGTAGAAGTTTTGAAGAATTTTGCATCTATTAACCCTAATATTCTTATTCGTGCCGGCGATTCAGTTTCTACAATCAGCGCGGGTAAGAACATTTTTGCTAAAGCTAAAATTCAAGAAACCTTTAATCGTGAATTTGCAATTTACGATTTGAATAGTTTCTTGGCTACTCTTAGTTTGGCAAATGATACTGACATTAAATTTTACAATGAATTCTTGCATGTTGAAATTGATTCAGGTACAATGCAGTATTATTATTCAGACCCGTCAGTCATTCAGGCTGCACCTGATAAAGAAATTGAAGTTGATAATTATTTTCAGTTTACTCTTACTCAAGATGCACTTAAAACTATTTTCAGCGTTGCCTCTGTAAGTCAAGCTACTATGTTTAGTATGATTGGTAATGGCACTGAAGTTACTATTGTTGTTGGTGATCCTAAAACTCCATTGAGT